AATTATAATTTTTTGCATATTCTTTACAGAATGCCTGAATATATGATAATTTTTTACCATTTTTCATAATAAAACCAACATTTTTTAAGTCTGGTTTTTCATTATATATTTTCCTTATCTCTCTTATTTGATCATCATTTATTTTCCTACTAAAAACTCTACCTTTTCTAGAATTGCTCATTTTTTTTATAGTCTCTTTAGAGAAACAATTTTTGATTCCTTTATTCCAAGGAATAGTTCCCTTTTTTACTCCACCAATTCCTTTTCTTTCGTAGTTATCAAATCCTTCTCCACCAGTAGATTTATTCCATCCATTTTTAAAAGTATCAAATTTTTCTATATAAAAAATTTCCAATTCTTTTGCTTTTTCTGAAATATCTATCTGCTCACTTATTTCAAAAGTATGTGGTGGTTTATTTCTTTTATGCTCTCTTTTTCTAGAATCTAAATTTTGAGTCTGTCCAACATATTTGACTTTTCCATCCAAGTCTTTAAGAAAGTAAATATAATACATTTTTCTAATTATTTATAATCCAAGAAACTCACAATCGTTCATATAAATTTTCCAATGAAATTTTTTGAGTGATATTATTCGTATCTAAAATTTCAATTGAGGTACCTCCATCCAAACACTCAAACTCAACCTTAAATTGTTGTTCTGATGTGTTTGCAATTGTTTGAGATTTCCAAGCATCATCCCTACCTGGAACTTCACTCCAGTGAACATCAGTTGGAATATATTCATTCTTTCTCTTCTCCGCATCATGCCACATACGGTAGAAGTGATTCATACCATGAGGCGTAGAAACGATGATTACCTTCGTGCTCTTACCGGAAGTAATAGTAGGATAAACAGATGCAAAGAAGGAATCTGCGATATGGTTTGGAACGAACGCAAATTCGTCAAGGAACAAGATATTGAACGACATGCCTCGGACAGCACTTGCAGACGTAGAAGCAGCCAAAATCTTTGATCCATTTTCCAATTCCAGAGAACCTTTATTCCATGATATGATACCCTGCTGCATCCATTTGGGTAGGTTTTCGTATGCAGTCTGTAACCTATCTAGGAGTTCCCTTGCGGTTGCTGCTTTGTTTGCAAGGATACCTATATTCACATTATCATTAAAGACGGCATAGTGGAGCAGGAAGGACACAACAGTGGTTGATTTACCCGTCTGTCGTGGCATCTTACAGATATTAAATCTGTGATTGTGGAAATTATTAACTAACTTCTCCTGAAATGGATACATCTGGAAAGGTTGTAATCCCTTATCCAATGTAACAATCTTCACATAGTTTTTTGCAAAATATACGGGATCTTCTTTACACTTCACAAACTCAAGAATCTGATCCTGAGTAAACTCAATCGGAGTATTAGCCTTCTTAAGAAGTGGATTACCAAGATATACATCACTCATAAAAAATTACCTATCTAGTTTCTCGCCACTGCATCGAACAGTAGAGATTGGTTACTGTATTTGTTGTTAAGTTCTGAACAATCACAGCATAAATGTTACTGTCATTACTATCTATATTTTGAGCAATAAAGTTTCCTCTGGAAGTTGATGGATCCAATCCAATCGTTCCCGATGCTTGCTTTCCTGATGGATTATTTGCTGCGATCCATCCAGATGCTTTTGCATATCCTCCAGTCAAAGTAAATCCAGTTCCGACAGTTGCATTATATTCGACTGCAGATTCTGAACCTAAACTTACCCAAGAACCACCAGTAATGTTTGCATTTGCTGAAAGACGGTAAAGTGTCCATTTGCAGGGAGCAGAATCTGCAAGCATTTGCAAATCACTTACTCTAACTACCGTTCTATTTGGATATCCATTATAAGTATTTTTGCAACGAATCGCCATTACACATTTAATATCATTTGGAGCACTATTAGAACCAGTAATACTTATTGCCCCATTTCCAAATGCGTATTCGTATCCACTTTCTTTGTATCCCCCCTCACTTAAAACAGTTGCACAAATCTGCTGCATAGATGTAATACCCACAGCAGTTCCAGTATTCACAACTTCACATCTGACTGGAAGTGATGGAAAGCTCCAATATACATTCTCTTCAATATTAGAATGATTAAACTCGTGGAAGTATGTTAGTTCCCCACCTACTACAACTCCACATCTAATCTTACCGACACCCAACCACTGAAAATCTGTGGCAAATAATTGAGTTTTTGTAAAATCTAAAGAGATACTGGAAATTCCAGTACCATCCATTGGATCCAAACTCCAATTAACTTGATTAATTACTGTGTCTGAAGTAATACCAGTAACATAACTTCTTTTTACGATAGAAACAGTCCCGTCACCTTCTTGTTGAAGAAATATACCGTTTCTATCACTATAATATCCGACTCTTTTTGTAGTATTCTCTCTTACATCTTCAAAGTTAAAACTCATCAGAGCAAACTGAGATTTTCCAGGCATATAGTGATGATACATCCTAGATTGATGAATCACCTGATCAGTTGCACCAGTTCCAACAACTAATGATACAGATGCTCTATTTGTATTGTAAACAAGTGTAGAACCAGCACCAACGGTTTTGGTAAGCATATCTGCTTCCTCACCATATTGATGCGAATAATCTGCAAGAGTAAATGGTTCAGAATATCTTACTCTTCCGAAGGCATCATGTCCACCAGCCGCAATTCCTGTAGATACTCCACAATTTCCGATGTTGCCATATCTATCGGCACACATGAAAACTTCGTGAAGAGTTCTCTCTTGATTCAGATAATCTTGTGTAATCTTATTCCACTGTGCCATTAATTAAACCCAATCTAATTTTGCTGGATGATATCTCTTATTGTCGGTTACTCTGATAGAACCTTTTGAGTTCTCCTTAACGTATATATGTTGAACAATAGAACCAGGATATTCACTCTGCAGATATTCTGTTAAATCATTCTTTGATGGAATACCACTTTCTGTTGCCATGGTAACTCTATGAATATTTCCCATGTAAACAATATCTGCAGAAAACTCTTCTGTCTGAGATTCTGGTTGATTATTTCCCCCAACAATCAAAGTTCCGTTGAAATCTCCGGAGATGTTGATGCTTTCTTCTAAAAACTGTTTAAATGTTTTCATTACTTATCTCTTTCTTTTAAATACTCTATTGCTGCCTGTAAATTATTTATATTATCCTTGAAATTTCCTAACCCTCTATTGCAATGATTGCACAGCATTCCTCGAAATTTTCCACTAGTATGATTATGGTCCATTACCAGCGAATATACTTTTCCTACATGAATATTATTTCTAGATCCTGCAAATTCATTACCTCCACATATATCACACTTTTCTTGTTTTTTTAATTCTCTCACTTTATCATCAGATAGTTGGCCTCTAAATTTTCCTCTACATATTTCTGACCTGTAAGTTGCTCTACACTTTCTGCACCAACTATCTAAACCATCTTTACATTTATTGTGTGGGGGAAAACTTATAGTATCTCTTGATTTTTCTTCCTTACACCTAGTACAAATTTTAGTGTTCATACCTTTTTCATTACTCTATAATTATTTATGTAATGAAAAAGGTATGAACTAACATTTCCATCTTCTTCTTGCTTTGCAAATTGCTTTATCGGGTGTTTTGGAACAATCGATATTATGCATATCTTGTTGACCTTTAGAACGACGACAATAGGATGCACGACGTTCAGCATCTTTGCTTCCAGGTTTTGGGTCTCCAGTAACTGCAGTTTTTAATTTTGAACCTGGATTTTCTCTACGATATGCTTTAACTGCTGCCGGACTCATCCCGTCAGTTTTATCTTGTTTGTTTACTTTTTGCCAATCTTCAGTATGAACAATTGGTTCTCCTGGTTGATACTCCGTTACATGATATGATTGAACTCTAGAACCTGGATATACTTTCTCAATCTGATCTTGAACATCCTTTCTATTTGGAGTAGATACTTGTGGGAAGAACATTTTAAGTGAGTAAACCTTTCCCTTCCAAGTCAACATTACATGCATCAGATTTCCAGTTTTTGCTGGAATACGAACTGCTTCTTCAAGTTCATTTTCTGATTTTTTCGGAACTAAAGGATCTGGATTTACAATATCAATTACTTCAGCAAACGTTTTTCCGGATGCATCTTCAATAGTAACATTCTCATCCACAGATTTCCAACCACCACCTGCTTTCTTATATTCTTTTGCTGCCCAACCATTAGCATAAGCAGAAGGATACACATCAAACTTTGCTTTTGCTCTAGACTTCATCTTAGACCAGAGAGAAGGATTTGTTGGAACGTTCTTTTCCTCAAGATTTTGAAGTTCTTCTTCACCTGCAATTTGTTCAAGAATCTTACCAACGATTCCAGTATGCTCGGGAACACAGTTTGGAACTTTTTTACCACCTTTCTTTTTCATTCCAACTTGCTTATATCCAGTCCAACAAGGATCTTTCTCTTCATTAGTTGGATGAAGTTGTGCAATGTCATACTTTGATTGATCTGTCATAATTGAGGGAGGCATAGAGAACATGTCCCAGTATCTTGCACCATAAGCACACTCACTTCTCATTTCATTCTTTTGGCACTTTGGACAGTATCTAACCGATCCCATTTGTTCTTCGATTTTATTAGATACCATTTTTGGTTTTCCTCCTTTTCCTGGACGATCTGCTACAGGATCTGCTTTTCTTTTTCTTCTTACAGCAGCAGCAATCTCATCCTTGGACATCTTTGCTGCCTTTTCTTTTGAAAGACACTTTGGTTTACCTTCTCCGGGTTCACGAGCACACTTACCAATTCTTTCACCTTTAGTGTTATAACGATCCCAACCTCCACCATCTACTCCACCTTCTCCACCAGTTCCAAACCACTTACGAAGGTCCTCATATGCCATACCTCTACGAGTATGCTTAAGTTCACCTTTTTGTTTTGCAATTAATTTTTTTGAAACGGTGTCAAAATCTTTAATGGGATTTTCATCAGGAACCGATTTCTTTGGATTGTCGTAAATATCCACATCCCCATCAGCATCACGATCAACATACTGAACAGTTGCATGATGAACCAATTGCTTCATATCCAAATTAGGATCAAGTTGATGTTGCTTTTTCCCAAGATGTGGAGTTTTGTGAGTAAATTTGGTGAACTGGGGTTTCATCAAATAATATCAAGGATCTTTTTATATTTATGTTTTTTCGTCAGTAAGTCCGTTCTTTAATAATTTTGATAACTCTGCTGTAGAACCAACAAATAGAGCATTTGTGACGTTCGTAGGACCTTTCACTTTTTGTTCATCAATATCTTTTAGTTTCTTTTGGAGATCAATAAGTTTATCTGTGGCATCAGCAACATTCTTAATCAGTTGACCTGCAACCTCATAAGCTCTCGGCATTTCACTTTCTTGTGCCAGTTCTAAAATACCATTAAGTGCTTCCTGTCCCTTTTCGATAATTGAATACAAGTTTCCCCTAGTATACTCATAATCTTTTTTAAGATCATTTGAAATGGATGCTATAGATTCTACTTTTTCTTCTACAGATTCTACTTCATGAGATACTATATCGCCTGCAACATTAAACGCATCATTCAAATCATCGAACTTTTTTGTCATTTTCATATATTTTCATTAGAACGAACCATTAAATCCAAAATCATCACCAAATTGAATAAGGTTTGCATCTGCTGCGGTGATTAATTTAACCTCAGTACCAGATACATGAGCAGATGCTGAAGTTCCGTCATATGCTCTTTCAACAGTTATTTTAGTGCCCGACTTTGATGCAACTCTAAAGTTTTCATTATCAATAACAATAACACCTCCAACTATAATTGAAGATGCGTCATTAACTTCAATTATAGTTGCAATATCAGTGAGATCCTTAGAAAGATTTGTTATGACATTATCGGTGTAACTCTTAGTTGCAACTGGTTCAATAGAATAAGTAACTTCTCTCGTTGGAGTATTTGTGCGATCTCCTGCAATATATCCAACAGAAACTTTTTGGATAATATCCTTGGAAACATCTGCAACAGGACCAAAGAGATATGTTTTGGCAGTAAATCTTAAAGTATAAATCAGTGCTCTTCTAGTTGAGTAATCACCCTCATAATCATCCTGCATAGAAATTCCTTCAAGAACAACAGGAATATCTCTTTTCTCTCCAATAGTTTCTACCAAATCAACACTCATAGTATATGCCGGTTGAAAATATGGGATAATTTGTTCAATAATTTGAAGCATATCATCGTTCAACTTAGTCATAATACTAAGCTCAAATGACATATTGTAAGGAACTGGCATATAAGACTTTCTTGGTTGAGTCTTATCTGTAGTTACTGCTGATAAAAATGTTTGAGTAGTTGTAACTTTTCTTGAAGTGTCATAAGTTAACCCAGTAAACTCAAATGACATTCTGGGAAGTGACATTTGAACAGGTTGATTTAAGTTTGGTGCCTGTTCTAAACGTGCCAAAAACTTTTGAATGGGTCCATAAGCAAGAGGAACCTTCATGTTGCTTACAACCGCATCGGAATTGTTTTTATGTTGAATAGAAATATTATTAAACAAAGAACCAAATGATACAATAGTTCTTCTTAATATTTCGTGATAAAAATACTCAAACATTTGTCAGAAGATTGTGATAAACTATTTATGGATTTCCGAATGGATTGGATTCACTAAAATCTAATATATTGTCAGCCTCAGTTTCTATAACATCATTTTCGGCATATTTATCGACGGTATTATATGTTGAAACAATTCTAACTTTATAAGTTGCTCCAGATTCAGAACCTGTCAATACATCTCCATTTACAAAAGATCCAGTTATATTTGAAACTTGAAGTACATTAGTAACCGCATTCCAACTTCTAACTACGGCAGTTGTTAAACTAATACTTCCAACTACAGTTTCATTAAAAATATAAGTTCCTATTCCAGACGAATATGGAGATGCTATAGTTATGGTTGGGGTGACAGTATATCCTAAACCAGCATTTGTGATGTAGATCGATGTTACAACACCTGCGGTGTTTATTTGTGCTCTTGCAGTTGCAGTTATTCCTGCACCTGGAGCACCAGTAAATGTAACTAATGGAGGAGAGTCGTATCCAGATCCCCCAGAAGTCACTGTAATAATCCCAACAACACCATCTCCAATAGTTGATGTTGCTGCAGCACCTGCCCCACCTCCACCTACAAATACAATAGATGGTGCAATAGTATATCCATAACCAGGATTTACAACTTCAACTCCCTGGACTTTATAATTCTCAGTATTTCCATTGCAGTCAACTAATCCACCAATAAGAGTTGCAATTCCTACAGCAGTAAGTCCACCCGAAGGTGCTGAAGAAATAGCAACTCTAGGTGGGGAAGTATATCCATTACCCCTATTAGTTACTGTTATAAATCTGACTCCACCATTAACTATTCCAGTTATTGCAGTTGCTGTAGCACCAACACCAACCATGTTTAGTGATTGAATAAAACCTTCCTCTACAATATTATCATCAATCTCATCAATACTAGTATCAACAATCTCATCTTCATATCTAAAGAGTTCACATCTTAGTTCATAAACATAAGTTTTTTGAAGTTGATAAAATGGTTTTTCATGCTCAACAAATTTAATTTCAAATAATCTATCGCCAAGAGGAAACCAAATTAAATCTCCTTCTTTAGGTCTAGATGATAATTTTATATCTGGTAGATTTTTAGTTAGAGGTACAATATAATTTTCAAATCTTTCTTTTGAAATAATCAAATTTAGATCATTTAATGGTTGAACTCCAAATTTTGATAATAAGGATCCTTGTCCTTCATATCCGTCATAAGTATCAACATAAGCTTCTATAGGATATGCACTATCAAATTTAGATTCGATAACTTCTTTTATAATCGTTTTCTCAGTAACATATTTTCGGGGAAGATAATAAACATCAACCCCATACATTCGGAGTTGTTCGTTGATCAAATCTTGTATTAATCCTTGTTCTGTTGCAGAACCTTGAAGAAAAAATGGATTTAACATATCATCCAATCATATCTAGTGGTGGAAGTTCATAGGTATTTGACATTTTTTCAATAATATCTTCCAATTCTTTTTGAGCATCGTCGTAGATTTGTCTTCCATTTAGTTCAATACCACCAGGAAGTTTTACTCCTTGGAATTTAATAAGATTTTGACCCCACTGTTTTTTGATAAGAGATGTTAAATACATCTTTAAGAAAGAATCATTCCAAACTTTAGAGTAATCATTTGGATCTAGAGTTCTATAACAATCGATGATTAGATAAGTCCCTGCAGTCACAGATCCCCAATCAATATCCAAATATAAACGATCTTGTCTTTTATTGAATCTAATTTGCTTTTGTGTTGTAAGTAAAAAGTCAATATCTTCAAGATAAGTTTTTACCATCGCATAAGTTAAGAGTTCAGTTGATCCCCAATAATAAATATCATTCAAAAATAACTGATACTTCACACTAAACATATTATTTGTTATGGTATTTGTTCCATCAAAGTGAAATATTTTATTTACACCAATAACAGAAGGTGGAATCTGAAGGTAGTTTCCGCCTTCATAAAAATTAAATTGAGTCGTTAAACCTACATTATGATTTACTGATATTGTACTAATACCAACCCCAGAAGTTGGTTGTGATCTACCCCTATTAATATCATCTTGAGTAATTTGATACTTTAAAAAAGTTGGATAAACACCATCAAAATGTCTTTCTTGAAAAAACTGAATGGCATCATCAACTAAATCATCAATTTGCTCATCAGCGACGTTAATTTCTAATACTGGAGCCCCCAGTTTTCTTTTGCAATAATCAATTAATTGCTGTCTAGTTGATGGTTGTGCCATTAGAATTTAGATACAACTTCTTGCTGTTTAAGGTATAATTTAATATAAGATTTTGCGTAGTTCTTAAGAACTTCAATGTCATCTACACTATCTATATCCCTAGAGAGTTTCTCATACTCAAACATTTTAGTAACATTCTCTAGTTGTATTTGATCAGGATTCATTTGCCAATTTCCTCAATAGGTTTTTAATTTCATTCAAATCACTTTTTACATCAACAAGTTCATTTTCTATATTTTCAATTCTCTTAGACTCTTGTTCTTTGATTTTTTTTGAGTTAATGTAGTTGTTATATGCTTGCATATCAGTATTAACTATTGCATTTGTAGATACATCACGAAATAAATTAATTTCATCTTTTACTTTCACTCTTTTCATATTAAGCAACTGCAATAACTCTTAAATCTCTCAATCTTGGTGGATATGATTGATTAGTAGAAGTACCAATAAGTTTAATACTAAAGTATCTAAATGATTCTAAATTATCAACGGTAAATTCATAATCTTTAAATGTAATTTCATTACTACCAAATCCTAGAGTATCATTTTTAGGGACAAAAGTATCTGATGTTCCGTCATTATCTGCTGGATCAATCACTTCACCAGACTCTATTCTATTAGAATATCCTGGAAATGGATAGTAAATTGGATCTTCACTTGGATTGGTTGTAATAGAGTAAAGAGCTCTTAGATCTGCATATGGATTAATATAAGCAGATACAATCACTCTTATAGAAGTTGCTGGAATTTCTAATTGAATATTATTTGTAGCATAAATGAAAGCAGATGGATCATCTTTTATGGTAGATACTCTAGAGTCTGTAGCATAATCTGTTATCACATTATTAACTCTATTTGAAACTAAAATCATTCCTACACGATCAAGATCAATAACCGGAGATAATCTAGAGTCTGTAGTTGCTAAATTAAATCTAACTTCCATCGATTTATTCTGAAGATTAGTTGTCAATTTAGTACTTTCATTAATATAAGATGCAACTATTCTTGGTGTAGAGAAATAATTATCTTGATCTAAAGACAATGGAACAAATTCTTCATTTTCAAATGAAATTTCAGATCCAGAAATACTACTCCCACTAGTGGTTCTAATTTCGGCATTCAATTGAGTTTCAGGATGAACTACAGTTTGAACTATTGGTCTTGCAACCTCAAAAGGAATATTTTGGGTAGCGTTAATATTTACCCCTCCAGTTGATTTTGTAGAATTTAAGTAAAGTTTTGGAAGACTTGTTCCTACTGTCCTATCGATACCATTTGTATTCATACCAACTTTAATATAATAATAATCTAGTCCAATAGGGTTGCTAATTGTTGAGTCTTGAAGTTGATGAGTTGTATTGATTCTTCTTAGAGAAACACCATCAAGTTCATACTTATAAACAAAAGAATTAATAGAATGTGTTTTTATAGAAGTAGAATCTATACCTCTTGTAATACCGGTTAAAGTATCACCAACAACTCCAGTATACGAAATTATTTCACTATTGATTAAAATATAACCAGGATTGGTTGTACTAATACCAACATTTTCGAATGTTGAGAAAGTTGTACTAAATCCTGCGGAGATTGATATGAGATCTGAAGATGTTGAAGAGTACTCTAGTGCAAGTTTTGCAGGATCTATATCTGATGCTACATTAGAAATAACTGAAGTGTTGGTCAAAGAGTGCATTCCATGATTACGATGATTAACTTTAATATGCAAACCATCAGATTCTACTATTGGTGTAGAGGAAACAAATACTCCACCACCATTAATTGCAGTTATTCCTGCTCCGGTAAAACTAGAATAATTTAAAGTATTTCCAACGCCAACAACAAAATCTCCCTGAACATTATCTAATATTATCTCATTAGTTGACGCAATACTTCCAAGAGAAAGTCTTAGATTTCTTCCAAGGGAATTGATTCCAATAGAAGAAATAGTTAGAACATCTCCTACAGAATAACCAGTTCCTCCAACAGAAACTGTTGCCGCTAAAGCCACTCCATTTTGAATGGTAATATTTGCTTTAGCATCTCT